GCGCAGACCATCAGTAACAACCGCCGTCCGTCTTCCGCCGAAGTCGTAGCACCCGCTGTACGCATCGGCGTCATCTTTGTATCCGCATCGCTGATGAAGACTGAACCAGCAGCAGGCGCTGGCTTGTATTGGTCGCTCGATAGATTCGAGTCTAGTTTCGCCTTAGCCGCAATTCGCCCCGCCGATCCAGTCTTCTTCACCATCGCCCAAGCGAACTTGGCATAGGATCGAACGATAGTAGCCCAGTCGGTTAGGAATCGGTTGTATGCTCGCGCCCAGTCTTGGGCAGCATATAGCTCTGAAGTACCGAACTTCTGATCTAGCGCAGCGTTGACCTTGACGTGCATCATCGGCTTGTCCCAGTTCACAGGCTTGCCATCAATCATGTCAAGCTCATCGTCTGGGTGATAGCACCAATCGGGGTAATACTCCTTTCGGATAGTATTGAAACGCCCTAGTGTATCGCGTGTTTGCGACCACTGGCGCTCATAGTACCAAGCCTCGTAGCGGTCATCTGGGTTCGTCTTGATGTCCTGAATCTCACTGAACGGGACCATGCTGAGCCTCGTGTCTCCATCCTTGTTGCTGAAGAACACGGGGAATAGGTTAGCGTCGATGGCGAGATCCTTGTCCGCCTTAACCATCGACAGGATGTTGGTGAGAGCCTTGCGATTCTTCCTATCAGCTAAGAACGCTTGCACAACCTCATCAACTACTGGGTGATTAGCCTTGATTGTGACGCCATTGCCGAACACGTAGTTGGCCTGAGTCTTGGCAGCGCGACCGATCAGAGGGTTCTTGAGGTAGAAGAGTAGAGACTCTTTGCATATCTTGCGAAGTGCTGGCCGCGTGAACTCAGTGTCGGACCCACCGGATAGCTTATCCCAGCCACGGTCCTCTAGTTCAAGCTCCAGCTCAGCTAGACGTTCCTGGTAGTTGTCACGCATCACACGGACGTCTTCGCTCAACGATGCAACAGTGGGTTTGGCCATAGCGATCTCCCTGTCACCCTCTATTTATAGCACACTTGCGGCTGTTGTGCAAACCAGGGGCGTTACTGTCCGTATGGTGTTGCATCCAAGACAGCCATCAACTCGTTCGCAAGCTCGACAGACTTTCGCACTGAACTTGCATCCTCAATCGAAAGATTCGCAATTGATTTGACATAGCTTCTAGCTGTTGCAATCACTTGGTTCGCGTCCTTAGTCCATTCGCTAAACGGTATCATGTACTTCATCATCATCGGCTCCCTATATCTGCGCACTTGCCCGGTGGCTCTGTTGTCACGAAACGCCCTGAACTGTGGCCGGCCATCTTCTATGCGGAAGTCCATCTTGTGAACCAACCCGCAATCGCAGCACGATAGCTTGTATCCTTCCATCACTGGCTGTACCCATTCGCCTTCATCCGGCTGTTCGTATCTCATCACGCCTCCTATTCACTCTCCACAGCGAACTCACGAATCATACGGCGCTCTCGTTGCACTCTCAGCACCTCTTTCCGCTTGTCTCTGAACTTCTTCGTCTCGCGGATGTTCTGGATCTCCGCGCGGTTGATGCCGTGTACGGCTTCGGCAAGATTATTATGCGAGCTGTGCTTCTCTTTCAGTTCCTTACGCTTCCAACGCATGATGAACGCGGATGTATCGCGGCCTGGCTTGGGCTGCTCTTTGTCGAACGCGTCGATCATGTCGGATAGGGTAACGATGCGGTGCGTCATTCTGTCTCCATCGCTAGGACGAAGGCGCGGGTAATGGCGCGCCCAGACGTTACCCCCATTTGTTCGTCTCCTCTGCACGGCTCATAGAGTCCATACGTTCTCGATGAGCCTCTGATGTGCCTGATGTATTCTACACCACAACCGCCAAATCCTGGCCCAATCCTGTGGAGATAGAGATATTTGTCCGGGAACCACAACTCAACAGTCGCAGCGATGTCGTTTGGGTAGTCTGGCAATTCGTAGAGACAGTCTTCTCGTTCTCCCCTTGCGTCAACCCATCCATCTGGAGGCCTCCCGCACGGGCCTCTATCGTCATGCCCGGTGATATCGCTAGTCTCACAGTAGTATATCCACCCCATCAACTCAGCCGCCTTGATTCTCAACTCAACGTCAGGCATCTCCATCACGTCATCTCGCGTCATCATCTACCCCCCGCAGCACTTCTTGTACTTCTTACCTGACCCACACGGGCACGGATCGTTGCGCCCCACATCCTTCGCGCCTTTGTAGTTGGCTGCGTGAATGAACCGCCCCAGCATCCCGCCTGATAGCTTGCTTCTGAACCGCTTTGACATGCCTTTCGGCTTCTGCATCGTCGGTCGGTTGCTTCCTGGTCGGCTACTCATACAATCACCTCTCCCCAGCCCAGCCGCGCCCTCATATCGTCGTTGATCTCCACGTATTGAGGCATCTCTATGACGGGCCGCCATTCACCTGTTGCCCAATCAAGCAACCACTCTGCAAACATTGTACCTGGCCCTGGATAAGCCCGCTTGCGAACGCATATAAGTTCTTTCGTTCCGGGGATCGTCTTCCCTGATTCGTCAACATCCACTTTATAAACTGGCGTAACTTCAACTCTCATCCTCTACCTCCTCCCACACATTTCCTGCACAACGCCCTCCACTTGTAGCCAGTGAAGGCTAGGCCACACGACCTACACCGATTGTAGGATGTAGATGATTTGCGTATTAAATCGTGAGGCCAGTCTCGGAGTGTCCTATCATCCACCTCAGCTTGCCGCTCCATTTGGGTCAACGCATTGTCTAGATTCTCAGCCGTGAGTGCCACTTTGACCACCGGATACCTCCTCGTCCTTCCATATCTGCGTCCACTCGCGCATCTCAGTCACTGGGAACACCTTGAACTGAAAGCTCGGTCCATCCGCAGTGTTGAACGGACCACGGACATACAGCAGCATCGTTCCATCCTTGGACGTTACCTTGGCGTCGAATTGGAGCTGGGGCATCGTGCTCCTTTACTTCAGAACTAGACAAGCTATGTGTGCTGCAACAACCGCTGTCGCTATCGCCGTTACTATGGCAGATATGGTAGCTACCTTGACGTCGTGCATGTCTATCTTCATCGCGCCTCCTTATGCTCAGTACTTTATAAGCGTGCGCACCCTCATTTTATCGCATGGATACGACGTTCGCAACTTCGTGTGTTTTGCCGGATGCGCGTCAGAAAAATACGACATCATCCATGTTTAAGGGACGGCGGATACCAGGACCACACCGCGTATGTATTCCACTCAGCCGTGTTAGCCTTGCGACCTCAGCCTCTAACTCCTCAATGCGACGGATAGCTGCCTCAGCCGAACACTCGCCATCGCAAATGAACGGGTTAGTGAATCTGTTTAGCTGTTGAACCTGGCTTGCGTCAAGACTCTTCGTTGACATAGCAATCACCTCCTAGTACGGACTGATCTCCTCTCCGAGATCCACTTCCATCGTGCCGCGTTCCTCTAGCGGTGCGCTTTCTAGCGTGTGCGCCCCGTAGCGTGCGCAATCTGGGAGGTCGTCATACTTCTTAATCGGATTCTCTGCGCCTTCCACTATCTTGCCCGTCACTGGGTCGGTCGGCCAGCGGTACTTTGCCATCTGATCCATGAACACAGGCGCGCGTCCGCGCATCACCTTAAACCGTCCTGTCTTGATAAGACCTGTTAGTGTGATGATCCCTGGCCTAACTGGGTTCATTGCCTTGTAGAATGGCCCACAGCCATGAGCAGCTAGGTTCACTACGTCAGTCAATCGGGCGGGATCATATATCCATCCTTGGTTCAACCCCTCTTGAAGATCAAGCATACCATCTGCGTAATCTTCCGCTGACTGCACAACCTCGTTGTAGTATTCATGGTAGACGTAGTAGACGCCATGATTCCATGCGAACATGAGCGCCCCGTAACGCACAGCGGGATCAACCATCGTGTACGTCGGCCAGTCCTCAGGTATATCGAACGGCTCAACGTAGCAGCTATCATCGAAGTCTGGATAGACAAGGCCAAACGGCTTGCGGAACTTGCCCTCCCATCGCATCTCGTATAGCCATGGTGGTAGCGTCCGCTTGGCTCGTTCCATCTCTTCCACAGGGTAGAGCGGATTCGCTGTTGACGGGAACTCAAGGATGCAAATGTCTGGGTCGCCCTGCTTCCACGCAACATACAGCGCCTCGTAATACCAGCCCATGTTCGTAGGGTATCCACAGAACAGCACAGGCGCTCGATGGAATGCGGTACGGCTCATGATGATAGGCCAGATGAGGGACTTCATCTCGGATGGTTCGTCAAGGATCGCCCCTCTGACGTGCTGGCCTTCGATGCGATACGGCTTCTCAGCAGAGCGCAGATAGATGTTTCCGCCAGTCGGTAGCTCATATCGTCGTCCGCTGATGTGGTAATGGCCTTCAAGGTTAGTGTCTGCGAAGTGTCCAACGATCTCAGGCAACACCATGTCGTTCACCATATCACCAGTGCATCCGATAGCAAGATACCGTGCGCCCTTTCCATTCCCAGCGGCGGCGTCACGGTTGATGAGATACGCCAACCACACAGGAGCCCAATACGTCTTACCCGCGCCAGTCCCACCAAGCATGACGATGAATCGCTTGCCCTCGTCTACAGCGTCCAGCGTGTCCTCTTGGAACCAGTAGGGCGTGATGATCTTCTCAGGCGCGGTTGTTGGCAATCGGCTCCTTGCGCTGCAAGACAATTCGTTCAACCAACGCGACGTTCCGACGGCGTTCAGACTGCGAGATGTTCGGGTTATACTCGCCGCATCCAATCCATGTACCACAGAAGCCGCACACCCAGTCATTTACATACCCGTCGAATCCCTCACGGTAAATACCGTCTACCTCTTCATCGCAGAACGGGCAGTAACGTTTCGCCAGTGACCACGGATCCGAACGGCAGATGTGAATTGTTGGCTGCTTCACCATGAGATCTGCCCGAAGACGATCAACTGTATCAGCGAGAATAGGCCGAACACGATAAGGCTCGACGCCACAAGCGCACCAAGGCAGACTAGCATCGTTCGCCACACCGTCATGATTGCGCATCCTCTGGGATCTCTGCCCATCCTTCAATCGGAGCTGCCTTGCCTGCAAAGTACGCACGATAAGGAGTGAACCATATCTTATCTCTGGCGTCATATGACCCGAGAACGAACCTCTCGAATGACGTACCCTGCGGCCTCCAACTATCGACACGGTCTTGACTGGTCTTCTCTTCTCTCAAGAACAGCGCAACACGCATGGATTCTTCAGGCAACCTCTCCTCAACAGGGATGAAGTCTAGCTTGACCTCGATGTGTCCTTGAAGTGGCTCTGCAAACTGAGATTCACCAACCAGTATTCTCTCTGTGACTGGGCCGCATCGACACTGTTCTGGCTCGCGATTTCCGTCTCCGAGATCAATAGAGCAGATGGTTTCATGTTCTCCATACCTGGCCCCATCGCTCTTAGGGTCGAACACCTCGCCGCACGACTCGCATTGGAAGATCCTCACTTGACCGGCCTTCATCTCAGTCATCGTCCGCCTCCTCGCTGAACTCTTTCCATCTCCTGCCGATCCACGCATTGAGCATAGAACGCATCTGCCAGCTTACATTCGCGCTCGTATCTAATCATCGTTCTGATAGTCCCAACGATCACACGCCCAGGCAGGCTCACAATAGCCCACGCTACAGATAGAATGTCAATCACTCTCATCTCCAACCTCCTTGTCCTTCTTACTGCGCATGATCACCAACGGGCCTTTCACGGTATGCTCGACTTCTGACTTCAGCGGCTGATCGAGTCCAAGCAACTTAGCTCTGCGGTCCATGATTCTCAGCAATCTATCTACCACAGGGAGTCCGTCGTCTTTATCTGGGCCTAGTTTATCTGATAGTTTCTCCTGCATGTGGTCCAATCTGGCGGCCTCAAGCTCGCGCAACTCAGTAACCGGCTCTCGGTTCGCCTCGCCTAACGCACTCATGACTGCCTTGTATGAAGCAGCAGGGCCAGCGTATCCAAGCGCATCAGCAATTACCTCAAACGTCTTGCCCTTCTTTCTGAGTTCAAGGGCGGCAAGCCATCGCTCGCGTGCCTTCAGTCTGCGCTTGCTTGTCTTCGACTCACCCGGCATCCTGCGTCACCACCTCAGAGAATAGGTCGAGCGGCTTTGCTGCGTTCTGCGCTGCGTATAGATTGTTCACAGCCACCGCATAGTATTCCGGCTTCAGTTCAATTCCGACGAACTCACGGCCATGCTCGATCGCTACATAGCCGGTCGATCCAATCCCAGCGAACGGGTCAAGGATCAAGTCGCCTGGATTGCTCCACAACTTCACGCACCGTTCGATTGTCTCGAGCTGTAGTGGGCAGATATGGCGCTCATCTTTCTCTGTCCTAGCTACTCGCACATTCAGCGTATGCGTCTCTCGGATGTTATACCATATTGGCCTTGCCCATTCGATCCAAGTGTTGTTGTCCATCTCGCCGGATTCAACAGGAGTAACAGGCATCACGTTGTCTCCAGGCTTCTTGAATACTAGCACGTAATCTGCCAACGCAGGACGGAGAGCAGATGAGTCCTTGTTGAGCGTAACGAACATCAGCGACTTAGCTTTCGTGCGGATTGCCTGCGCCTGAGGATCTTTGTCTATACACACCTCGCCATAATACTGCCATCCACGATCGTCAAACGCTCTGATAACGTCGCCACGAAAGTCCTTCAAGCCGATGTAGCCGTCATGGATCTTCGTCGCTGGAACCTGGGCAACGTGGACAGCGCAGTTGCGGCCAGGTGCAGTCACCCTCAATAGCTCATCGATGATGTATTGGAAGTGAGTGAAGAACTCAGTAGGCGTCTTGCTGTTCCCGAGATCTCTTTCAGTCGGACTATACGTATACAGCGATAAAAATGGAGGAGAGAATACGGATAAACCAACGCTATCCGTGTCAACTTCTCTCATACGCTCAACGCTATCTCCTAGCTTGATCCGCCATCCATCGCCAATCTCCTCGGATTCAGCGTAGTGAAATTCAACAGCAGACGCTTCCTCGATCTCGTCTTTCTCGTATTGCTGGACGTTCTTGATGAGTTCTTCAGTCATGGCTTTTGCTTGTCCTTCCTTTCGCATCACGTTAGCGAAGATGTCTTTCTCGATGTCAGCGAGCACGATCTTGACATTGACTGGCTTTGTTTGCCCGAAGCGATAGCATCTGCGGATCGCCTGATAGTACGATTCCCATGAGTCGGACAGGCCAACGAATAGCATATTGTGGCAGTTCTGGAAGTTCATTCCGAACCCGGCTATCTTCGGCTTTGTAACAAGAACGCGAATCCTGCCATCTTGGAACGCTTCGAGCTGGTCGCTCTTGTAATCCAGCGAGTCGCTGCCTTGAACCTCAACAGCGCCAGCAATTGCCTTTGCTATTGCGTGGCTTTCATCGTTCAACCCGCACCATACTATCCATTGTTCATCACTATCGTTCACCATCTGAGCAGCAGCCTCGACCTTTGCTCCGATAGTTTCGCGTCTTACTTTCGCCCTGTCCTGAATCCCCTTGAGTTCATCAAGGAACAATCTCCCACTAGGAACGTATCCAGCATCAACATAGAGAGGTTCGATCGTCAATGGAGGGAGCGCGAATCCGTCATCGTCATATCCAAGATCCGATGGAAGTCGAACGCTCATACCCCACGATGCCATCCATTTGTAGAACGACTCACGAGCGTGCCCCTTAATCCTCCATCCTTGCGCGTTCTTCTTATTTGATTCGTGGACGAAGAAACATGCCAGCATATCAACTCGAGACATGATGCCAAGGAACTCAGCATGATTCGCAATCTCAGCGATGTCATTTGGGGCTGGTGTCGCAGTACAGCATAGGCGATAAGGAACATCTGCGAACATCTCGCACAACTTCACTCGCGTCTTTCCGTCTAGCGATTTCAGAATACTAGATTCATCCAGCACAACAGCGCCGAATTGAGACGCATCAAACTTGTCTATCATCTCATAGTTTGTGATGTAGATACCGTGTCCGTCTGGTTGTTCTCTGACGTACTGGACTTCAACGTCGATCTTCTTTGCCTCACGAACTGTCTGCCTGGCCACACTCAGAGGCGCAACGATTAGCGTATTGCATCCAGTCAACCGCGCCCACTCTACCTGAATGAACGTCTTGCCTAGCCCAGTGTCTGCGAAGACGGCAGCTCTGCCCTTACGGATAGCCCATCTCGTGAGATCGCGCTGGAACGGGAATAGGAATGCGTTTATCTCGCTGTCATCAACAGCTCTCCCGCTTGAGCGAAACTGTATCCTCTTCGAGTCTAGGAACGCGACATATTCTCGCGTCGAGAGTTCGCTCTTTTGTCCAACTTCGGCAACCATTCTACCTCCTTGCTCGCTACATTATATCCGATCTCACGTCTAGGATGAAGTTTCAGCGGCGTCCGCATCCTGCTTGATCGTCGTTTTCATCGTCGCCTCATCGAAACTCACGTATCCCTTTGCGCACCATCTCATCATATCGAATAGCGCATCGTACAAGGACTGCGCAGCGACATCGTTCACGCCGAAGTATATATCCTTGCCAGCGACGCCATCGCACAGAGACACGTGCCACCGCCCTTTCGTTGACTGGCATAACTCGAACTCAGTAATCAGCATACACGCCTTCTCGAACTCAGCACCAACAGGAACAATCTCAACCCATATCCCGTTAATCATCAGCATCCTCCCTCGCGTTGATCTCGTCGCACAGATCGACAGCCGTTCGCAGCCGAGCCGTGTTCACTCCGATGTCCGTCGTGTCCGATCGTCTAGTCTCTGCCATCTTGACTGAGCCACCGAACGAGCTGAGAATCAACAGCGCCACCTCTAGCGTGCCAACGTACTCCACCAATTCTGCTTTCTTCATCTGGTCAATCGCTTGCATTATGCCTCCTTACCGCCTCTCACGTATCGCCCTTTGATCAGAGCGAATGCCTCTGCCACATCTGGAGTAACTTGCAGAAAACCAAGATACTTTGTCTTGCCAGTCTCCTCATCTAGCTGCCAATAATGCGCTCTGTTCGTTTTCCTCTTAGTCCTAACCTTGTCCACCTCAGCCCAGAACTCAGGCAGTTTCG